TACTATGGCAGTTGCACCATTAATAAAACCCATACAAACTCAGAAAGGAATGTTCTATTCTTTTCAGAGCGCGATTGAGGACCTAAGCTTAACCTTCAATAATAACACAAATAAGTTTAGATTTTCAAAGTTCGCGTTGTTACGCATTCCAGAGATTGGGATCCCAGCAACAATGCAAACTGATAATAAAGTTCAGTTCCTAGCTCTTGGTGAAACTCCTCTGCTTAATAATCTTTCAACAAACGAAAATATTAATTTAGCTAACAGTTTTCAAAATTACGCTCTAAACTTTGAGAGCTTATTAATTTCTCAATCCACTTACAATCGTGAAAAGAAATTAAATGTATCTGAGAGAGTTTTTTGGAAATGGTTAAAAGAACTCGGCGCAGTTCGTTGGAGAGACGCAACTACTGCTGAGGTAATTCAAACTCTTCCAGCCGGTGAAAAGCGTTGGGCAGAAGATTGGTACAATCCAACCTTATCTACTTACGACCGTGTAGTTAAATACATTGGTGAAATTGACGTAGTAAATTCAGTTCGCAGCAAAGATAATTCATATAGCGAATTGTACATTCACGTTCCAACAAACGTAGGATCAACTCCAACCGTTCTATTCAATTCAAAACCTGATGAAAATTACGGTCCGGGCATGTTGATCGTCAATACACCAGGTGATCCGTTAGACGTTGAGTACTTAAACGGAAGACACTATAACGATACTCATCCATTTGCCGGAATGAGCCTTGAAGCATTTTATGATTTAGACACCAATACTGTCAGTTCAAAAATATCTGACACGTTAACGGTTCAACCTACTGCAACCGGTTTTTGGTGGGGAGCTTCATCAATTAATAATTCATATTATACTGATCAAGCAGCTTACTTTGGAACTCCTTATGGAGTTACATCATCTTCTCCAAAAGTTCAAAGAATTTTCAAGAATTATAACAGTGGGACACGAACCGTTGAATACCTACGTTCAACCCTAGATGGTGTGGTAATTGACTTTGAGCTTTCAAACTATTTAATTGCTTCTCAAAATCCTGATATTAAATCATTTTCTCAATTAAATGATAGTTACACAAATGAAGATTTTGAATTCAATGCAATCTTAATTTACTATGATGTTTATGATCCAGCGCCAAACGCGGTTGCTGGTACTGAGCCAGTCAGCGTAACTAACCTATACGGAGTCTATTTCTTGAATAAGGTAGTTCAAAGCGGAAGTGAATTCATTATTCCAATGATCACTAAGAATAAACCTGACACAATCAACAAAACAAACGGTAATTCATTTGCTTTCAAGGTTAATGTCAAATTCGATACTTCAATTGAAGATGTTTCAGTTGAGAAATCAATAAACGACTATAACACTTTTTCATTGAATTTATTTACAGACGTCTTAACAGAAATGAGAAGTTTGCAAACCAAGTTCAATGATAAATTATTAGAATTAAACACTTTGTCTGATGAAGTTGATTTAGCAAAAGATGCGCTATTAAATACAACTGCTCTAAAGAGTTTAGCCACACGAATCGGTATTCTTGAAACAACCGTCGCTGCTTCAACTGCAGCTTTCGCTGAGGCCTCGGCTATAATGGATCTGATTGATTCTACTAATGCTAGAATTGATGAAATTTTGAGCAATAAAACTTCATTACAAATACAATACAACACAGATTCATTTAAACCAGGATACGGTGTTTCTCTAGACAAGCACATTCCTGGAGAAATTACTTTTTATTCTGATATTCAAGCTTTTTCTAAAATAACCGAAGCTGATTTTAGTTCAAACACGCTAGGCGCAAGAACCGAGAGCTTAGGAATAGGCGGAACCCAAATTCGACACCTAAAAGTCAATGGATCAGGTAGTCCAATTCCTTGGACAATGGATAGAAATTTAACTTTGTACATTGACGACTCTTCTAATATTTGGAAAGCGGGTCAATCTGTTAAAATTGTTTGTGATTCACAAATCATTCCAAATTCCTACACAATAACAATAAAAACGGATTCACAAGATATTGTGAATTCCGGTAGTCAGTACAGCGTAATCATTGCAACTTTAACCGCGGCTGATTTTCCAACAACCTATGGCCGAACTGGAAAACCTATTATTGAAATAGTGTGTAAGGATCCTAAAACTTTAACGTTCGTCGTCGATAAAATAATTAGATAAACTAAATGTCATCAAATAAATCATCACTAACCGATTACTTAGCAGAGCTTGGAGTTGATATTAACAACATGCAAGAATTCTTGCTGAAGCTTAATACGTCATTATCAACTAAGGCAAACTCAGTTAGTGTCACCCAAACTTTACAGAACGGGCAAACTACTACATATAACATTCCATCATTCGGTTATTTAAACACTCAAATTCAAAACATTGAGGAAAAGTTTAATAATTTACTGAGCGGTAATGCTAATCAATTGGGAGTTAAAGATAAAGACGGTAATTTAAGAACCTTTGAATTAAAGGACATCTCCACAGTAATCGATGATTTAGAAAGAGTTAGTTCAACTGGAGTTGCAGTACCGGCAGCGTTCAACTATAAAACTAATTGGTTCTTTGAGTCCTTCTTGAATCCATTACTTTATGTTAACATTGATACGTCAACTATAGCTACTGACCCGGACATTAATCGGTTTGAGGTTCGCAGAGTCATAATTACCTCTCAAACAACAAGCGATACTCAATACTTTGACGCTACGTACAAGGGTAAGAATAACTTATCGTATGCAGCAGTCATTAGGGATCTAAATAATAGAGGCATTCAGTATTTTGAAGACACTGCCGAGCTTGAATTATCCCCAGCTAAAAATACGGTTAGGGGATCATTTGACGTTCTTGACATTCTAGAAGATAGCGAAACTACGATAGTTGGAGGACAGACTCTGACCGCAAGTGTTCGTAAATACAGATTGGGTACATTACAATATGCTGGCCTAACCGAAGATACTACAAGCGGAACCATTGAAAGGACGCTGAAGGCTGGCGATAAATTAATTGCTGCTGATAATAGCGAATTTCTTGTAAAATCAGTAGACACGAATTCTAGAACAGTAATTTTAGAATTAGTATTCGGAACCAGTGGCATTTCGATAGGTACTGCACAATTAAGAATCAAACCCATCCTTGAAAGATCAACTCTAGTTCAACTAAATGTCGGTTACAATGAACGCGACATAATCTTTTTGAAACCAATTAGCGATAGACTAGCAATAACCACCGATCAATACTCTCAAGGTTTTGGAATTTATACAAATGATCTAACCATTGAAATGCAAAATGGTAGAGAGTTAACGTTAACTCAATTCTACCAAAATTTTGTTTCTGACTTCGGTCTACTATTCTTAAATTACGCAAAGGAAAAGAAATTACCTGCATCGTTAGGAGAGAGCCCAAATCCAGTTGTTGCAACTGCCACTAATTTCAAAGTGATTCAAGTAGATCAACACATTCAGGATGCGGATAACACTCTTGCAATCAAGCAAAAAATCGCAGCTAAAGAGCAAAGCTCTTCTCAAATCTCTGAGCTTGATAAGCAGATTAGTGCAACTCGTGCTAATCTAAATACCAATGCTTCATTGAATGAGGGTCAAAGATTGAAGCTTGAACAGGACTTAAAGACTTATGGCGATCGTAGATTAACTCTTTCTAAAACTTTACAAAGTTTAGTGAACGATATTACTACGTCAATTAAATCAACTCCAAGTTTCATAACTAATCCGGAGTACCGAGTTAGAGGTTTTTGGGCTATCCCAGAACCTAGACAAACTCTTCATGGATTACAGAACGTAGCTCAATTTAAAATAGCATATCGTACTCTAAGCAAAACTGGTAGTAGTAAAACTGCAGACCAAATAGAATTCGTTGATGCTAATGGTAATAAAGTTACTGGAGCATTCTCTCCATGGATAGAATACTTGTCTAAAGCAAGAACTAAGAAATTAAATACCTCTACTGGATATTATGAGTGGGCTGATGAAAATCTAGCTGATCCAGATGAAGTTAACTCAAACCAGTTAGACGTTCCAATCAAAAAAGGCGAAGTTGTTGAAATCAGAATCAAGAGTCTGTCTGAGGCTGGCTGGCCGGATTCTCCAATCGAGTCATCTTGGTCTGACAGCATTTTGGTCGAATTTCCAGCTGATATTCAAACAGTTGAAGATGCAACCATTGTATCTCAACAAGCATTTGCGGATGAGGCCAGACTAAATTTCCAAGATGAATTAAATTCAAAGGGATTAGACATTCACCTTTCAACTGCATTCACAACTCGTGACAAGTACTATGCTCACAAGGCTGAGGATATTGCAAGCGGATTTTTTGCAACTGACGGAAACGTTGTTGATCTTTACACAAAATTAAAGTCGATCGCGGATGATCTATCGGCTGTCCAAACTTCAATTTCTACTGGAGCTGGTGCACTAAAAGTTAGCATCATTGACCAACTAGGTAATGAAAAAGAAGTAAAGAATGGAGATAGTATCTCTCTGTTTGCTGGATATTACAAAGACCTTATTAAGGACACTAGCGTAACTCCAGTACAATACACTCATGGAAAAGTGGTTGCAGTTCAGTACATTGTACAATTACAAAATACTTCACAAACTGCATTACAATTAATTTCAACTCTGGCTGGCGGAATTGGAGTTCCTGCTGATACTTCTAACCCATCCGCTTTCCCTACCTCAAATTATCACAAAAATTTAAGATACGATAGAGTTCCATTAACCATTAATAATTCAACTGATCAAGTAATCAGTAATTTTGTACAAAAGGATGGATACCAATCTGCTCAGGTTCAGAGTCAATTCATATACAGCAGGTATAAGGACATTACTCTAGCCAATGATTTGTATGCTGGAGATAATCAAGGCACTTATCCATACGTTAATGCCCCATCTGGAAACTATGCGTATGGCGGATTCCAAATAGGTTCAAACTTTGTACCGTATGTTTACGGCCATTATGTACCATTCAATCCTACTCTATCAGCAACACCTTATACGACGGTTGCTAATTCTAATATATGGAACGGTACTCTTACTGGATCAACACCGAACGGTAACGGTAAATTAAGCGAGTTCTGCATTCACAAAAGTCACCCAGGTATAACTACTGCTTGGAACCAAGCTACTTGGGTTCCAGCTAGACCGTCTTACCTTACAACCGACACCATTCAAAAGTATCTTCCATTTAGCCAAGCAATTCACTGCGAAACGACAGAGACTGAGGGAACTAATGTGTTTGGGGCTTCGTACTTGCAACAAGCCGCATATCAAAGACCGGTTACTCCAACTCCTTTGAATACTGCATCTACTTCGCTAAGAGAAAATCAATATCCTATTAAGAACGGATTCCTTACGAATGATGAGTTTTTAGTAGGTAAGTATACGTGCGGCGCGTATTTGTACATGGCGCCATCCACTCATGCAGCAATATCAGTTGCAGGATTGAGCCCAGCCGGCGCAACTAGACAACTTGCGTATGGTTCAACTAGCGCAATCAAGATTCCTTTAATATTTCAATTCCGTGCTTCAGATAAGCTTGGATACGTTGGAGGTTGGAGAGTAGCGAATCCTACCGGTTTAAAAAACGTTAAATACTCTAAGAAGATAGGACTAGACGTATATTCATTAAATTCAGTATTTTCATTTGACGTAACTGTGAGTGCGCAGTATGAAAAAGAAACAGCTGTCGTTGTTCCGCTTAGCCAACTAGATATTTCAACATTTAGTGCGGTCGGTTCAGCAGACTAAAATATAACATAAATTCGTGGTAACATACACTCAATTGTCTGAGAGAAACGTAAGCTTTCAACTACTAAGAACTAACCCGAAATTAACAACTAACCTTAAGTTAACTGTTGATTCTACTGGAGATCTGTGGTTTAATTCGATCAATGCAAATGAACAGCTCGCTAATCAAAAGTACAAGAGATTTGCTATAAATGAAAATTCAAGCCATGAAGTTAATCTACACAAATTTTACGATAATGGAAAAACTCCAGCCGAGATTGCATATCAGGTAGGTTCTACCATTGGTAAAAATGCGGTGGCTAAAGATCTTAAAGATCAATTTGATTTTGATCTATACACAAGCGGTGCAAAATACTTAACGAGTAGACAGTACTCTGAAAAATTTTCATACTTAGCTCCTCTTTATTTAGATCAAGTTGTTCCAACTAAATTCGTTATTTTTAAAATACCTGGAGCCTCAAACTACACGGCAGGCCAAGGAAAGACCTTACAGAACATAACTGTTCAAGAATTTGCAACTGAGACCTTCAAACACGCAACCATTGTAAAAGTTTTTGACTTAGGAAAAACTTCAAAGATCGGACAGTACTTAGAGAACATGGTCAAAAATCCAATGTTCACTAGAAAACCTTTGTACGTCAATCATAAGATTGATGGATACTCTTTGTATCGCGGTGCTTCAATTTCTTCTGGAACCTATGTTGAAATTCCAGAGCAATTAAGTACAGTATTTAGTAGAGCTCTGCCTTTACTAAAAGTTGAAGAATTTGTCACTTTAGGATATGAGAGAAATAAAATCGTATATCCTAAAATTTTAAATTTAGAATTCCTATTCGATGATGTTACCTCAGACGAATACGAATTTAATCGATACTTAGGTTTTTATTGCAATGATATTGATTTAGAAGAATTTGAAATAGATTTAGATCGACTTTATGCTGAATCGGCCGAGAACGTTATTGCGGTAGAATCAGTTAGCCAACTATCATTGTCGCCTAGTTCAACATTCAGCTTGCAAGTAACAGGTACTAACCTAGACGATCTTGGAGTCGACAATATCTCATTTAGTGGTTCTGGAAATATTGCAGTTACAAACGCCGTATTTAGCGGTGGAATTTTAACAGTTACTGGAACATACACAATCTTTCCACAAGGAACTCAAATCATAATAACTGCAAACAATATAAATCCGATTAAGTTTGAACTGCAAAGTTCAACAATTAGTGATCCATGGGTTGAGCTTGAAACAACTACTTTTGATCCATTGGTCAATGATCAGGCTTTACCAGTAAGGTACAATCACTCCGACGACGTTTCTTTCATTTTGACAAATTCGACTGGCGTTAAACTTAATGGTCGTGGAATAGGCCAAAATCTTAGTGATATTAACTCGAATCGCACTTCAACTGAAACTTTATTTTTTCCATACGTTAAGGCAAAAACTGGAGACCTTCACCTGATCAATTCGAATGATTGGAATCAAACTGATACGTTAGTGACTTTTAAAATTGATGATACTAGCGTCGATTTGGGAACGTTCTTTGGCCCAACCGACCTAATCTCTCAGCCGACTGCTTCAATTTCAAGGATCGACACTAAATCAACGGTTTCTCTGCAATTCGTCAATAAACCTGCCCATTTAGACCGTCTTAGGATATATCATCCTAGCGGAAGTTGCCTTGACGTAAACGACTCAGGTGGAAGATACGATGAGATCGTATTCGTTAAGTCGTATTTCACTGGAGGACCCTCGAGTCTACCAACCAGCACTGCGTACTTAGTAGATTATCCGAACATTCCAACCGTAACATTTTCAGCGCTTGATCCAAATTCGGTACCACCATCAAACACTCAATACTCTCCTGCTACAATAGGAACACAGTACGTTTCATCACTTAACAATAGCAAATGGTATTTCAATGGAACTGAATATATTGAAGGAGTTTATGGTTCTAGAATATACGTGAATGCCGACTTAGACATCAGTCAAATTACTCAGGCCATTTATGAAGTTACTATTGAATTATTAGATTCATCTGTGCTAGCTGTTCCGTTCAATGATACAGTATTCATACAGTCTCGTAAATTTGGAGACACTTACGGTGAGTTAAAAATTAGAGTAATTGCAGCATCATCTTCAACTTTTAAAATAAATGGAGAATCAACAAGCTCATTAGTATGGGCAGACGGCGGTTTCTTAGATAAGCCGCATGCAATTATTGATATTGGAAATATCGAGAAGCTAACACCATTACTGGATGATATTGTCATAAAAACAAACACAAATTGGTCAAAGATAAGCAGAGTGTGTAGAGCAGTTGACCAAATAAGAAATGGATTATCGGATGCCGAACAAGCTGAAGCTCTATCTTATTTTAATACCTATGCAACCATTGAATTAGTTGATGATGAGACAGTAAACGTAAACTACGATAAGGTAGAAATTAGAAGATTGTTCAAACCGAAGATTGGAGTTCTTTCTCTTTTTGAAGTAATGGACATTGATTTTTCAACTTACTCAACTAGATACTCTAGAAATTTATTACTTGATCTTTACAAAGACATTTACATTCCGCCTAACGTTACGATGTTAGATTTTACAAAATACTCTTATCAAATAATAGGGGATGGTGATATTGAAGTAAACGGTCAGCTATATGACTTTGCATCCGTTGGAGCAGGAGTTAGGCCATTAGTATGGCAAAATACTGATCAACTATCAAAGTACACAGTCGTTAGGGGAGAAGCTATTTTAATATATGCAAAAAAGAGACCTAACACCACAACTGATCCAACTAGTGCAATTTACCCAGACCGACTAGACTTAGCGTATTATGATGAATCTAACGATTTAATAGATTTTAGTGGGCCTTTTGCTCTCAAAGCCGATCATGCATATAAAAGTCAACAGCGATTAACTTATCAAAATAGAGATCGTTATGTGCTTGGAAACGTTTCGAGCGAGTACCATGTCTATCTTGAAAATTTTAACAAAGACTACGCGACCGTAGGTCGAGTAATTCCATACATAACCAAATGGGGCCTAGAAGATTCAACCGATTCTCGTGATAATCCATATCGCTTGAACGCGGACCTAATGTTCGGAAAGGACAATTTTGGCCCATCTCATCGTGAGACCTCTCCGACTACTGAAAAAATGACTCACGAGTGGTTCTACATTGAATCGGAATTCGGTTATCTAAACGATCCAAAACTCGCTAGACACAATTTTTCGTATTTCGATTCGCCAATTGATGTTAATCAACTGGTTTCATCCTCTCAATATTTTGAAACGTACTTCACTTACATTCCAAAAGTTAATGGAGTTGAAGTTGATAGACCTCAATTTAGATACTCAATTTTAAACAAAAATCTTTTTACTAAGCAGTATGAAACAACCTTCAAGGGTGCTCTATTCAGATTTTATGAAATAGACGATTTTGGCAATACTGTCATTGATACTACTAGATTTGAAGATTATAAATTTAGCGTCTTGCTCAAACCGGTCAATGAGATTCCGACCTTCGCTAGACAACCTATAAAATACCGAGTTATTGAAAACACAAATTCAAAGTCAATTACTGTTTTAATTGAGGTAGCCGTAGGCCACAAAGGAATGTTAGACCAAACTATATTAAACGCAAATTGGTCAACTCCTACTGCTGATTTAATTAATCAAACTAATGTGTTTGCAAACTCGTTTAGATCAATTTCGACCAAGTATGTAATTGATGCTACTGTGACGGTTGCCAATTTAACTACTTATAATAATCTAATAAATGGAATAACTTTGATTCCAGCGGATCTAGGTCAAACGGTTCACATAGTGTATGCACCAGTCATTTCTCCATCAAGTTCACCGGTTCCTCTCTATTCTTCAATAATTGCATCTGCTGGCTCTAAAGTTTACAATGATGTAAATAACGGATTAATTTCAAACGGCGATCGAATAGGAGAACGCACGTATGCTAATATTTCACAAGCTGTTCCGTTAATTCTTAACCAGGGAACTTATCCATGCGTCAAAATCCAGTCCACATTTGAGGATAGTTGGAAATTGAATACAGCGGCCGCTGGGTCAGGTCAACTTGATCCAAGCTCAGGAATTTTCAATAGTACGCTAAACGGCGGAACATTGGCGATTAATCAAGCATCAACTGCAACCTCTTCGTTTTTTACAAATGGTTCAATCGATCAAAGTTACAAATTGAATCAGATTTTACAGAGCGGCAACGAGTTCAAAATAGCTTACGGTGTAGCTAACTCAAGTTATGAGGAAGTCATTTACTCAGTTTCATCATCGGTTACTTATTCTTCAGGCGTTTTCACAATACCCATAACTTACGTTAGCGGTGGAATAGCCACAAGTATCACTAATGGAACAGCCGTACTGTTCAAATCAAATTGGGTCGTGCCGAGCCCAGCCGATTCAAATTCACCTGCACTTGATGAATTTTCAATTGAACATAATGTTGCTTATTATGATTCAGTCTTTGGAGATTACCGAATTGAATTCGATCAAGTGTCTAATCTAACTCACTCGTTTTTGTATTTTGCAAAAAACAAGAAATACAATAACCTAGCAGCAGCGTATTCAACGATTAAACTCTCTAGAGGGGTTGATCTATCCACTAGTGGAATCAATATTAACTCAACGTCTTTACTACCAGAGTCAATTGAAACTCGTAAATTAGTCGGACTCGTTGATTATGATTCAACTGCTGATTCTGAAATCGAACAATCTAATATTGGATTTTCTCCTTTCTATGTAATAAAACCTGGACAAAAGAGCATATTATTGCAAATTGAAAATACGACAGGTCCTTCTAGTATACCAGTTGCAGTTACTCCAACAAACTTAGCCAACATTACTTTGACTGAGGATGGTATATCTGGATCAAACCAGAACCTAGTATTGACCAGTCAAAATCCTACTAAATCGTTAAAGACGGTCATTCCATCTACCATCAATTTAGGAGATACCGTTTCATTCTCCTACGCAGAAGTCGGAGTTCCAAACGGGACTACTTCAACATGGGTAGAAGAAGCTCAGCACTTTCAAATATTTGGAGGAGTTAAATACTTTGAGAAACTATTCGGAAATCTATCATTCGCAAAATTTGTTCAATTATTAGACAAATCGCAAGAAGTAATTAGTTGGGAAACTTATATTGACGGTATTAGCTTAAACTCAAAGAAGATCTCAATGGAGGTGTTAGCCGCGGATGAAATTTCAAAATCAACGATTGTCAAGATTTCGCAAGAGTCAGTTCAATCAGGTCAAATTAATCAAATTGCTGGAGTTACATTAAGTGAAGTTAATTCTCAAGCCTATTCAGTAAATCGATATTCTGGTGAATACGACATAATCACTAGACCGATCGCAGGCTTTAAATACAACTTTTCGATAAATGAAAACGACTTGACCAGTGCAAATGTTTGCTTGAATCCGAACGTTGAAAATTTCTTTATTTTACCCGAATTCGAGTTTGTCAAATACGCTAAAACTTCGATTCTTGATCTTGAGAATAGCCAAAACTATTCAGCTGAGTATCCCCTAATTGGCGAAACGCCAATCGACCGTACTTCTTTGAATACTTTGTCTTCAAGTTGGGACTATAATTATCATTTTGAGTACTCTCAAAAGACCGCTTTTTCTAGAATTCCAGGAAGTCGTAGGGTTACAGAAGACTATTCATTTGTTTCAAAGCTAATAAATGTTCCAACCGCATTCACAATAGAGTCATTTACCTCTCTTGAAGTTAGTAATCCAAACTTTTTAACATCAACAGCCTCTTCCGCTAACTTAGAATACTCAATTTTTGGAAATGAGGTTCGTTTTAAATTAAACATATCTAACTTAATTACTAAGCATCTATCAGACAACGGGCTTCGCTCTGAATTTCAGAAATTCTTTAAAGATGAGACCGGCAGCTTAATTACGGCCAGCACAGAATTCCTTGGGGACTTGACATTTGAGCAGTACTTATCCCAATACTGCGAGACCAATTTAATAAAGCTATATTCAATTGATAGTTTTGAGTTCTATTCACTAAACGATAGTACAATACCTAATAACTTAATAAGTTTCATCCAATTAGATTATGATTTACTTGGAGACCTAGGTTATAGCTTAATTAGAAATGTCAAAATAAATAATACCAAATCAAACCTAGTTGAGGGCTCGATTTTGATAAAACCTAACACCGGTGTAAAACTAGTGCCAAAAATAAAAATTAAATTCATTTAATGTCAGTCATTATAAATTTAAAGGAGATATTCGCAACCGATAGTCAAGTTGAAGTCTCAAGTAAAGTAAACTTCAATTTTAACCAGCTAATTGCGCTAGGAATCGGTCAAACTGGCCCAACTGGCCCAACTGGTTCAATCGGCCCAGCCGGTCCAATCGGTCCAATAGGGCCTGCTGGTCCAACTGGGTCTACTATCTACGGTACCACTCCTGTAACAGCGGCCGTGAGCTCTCCATCTGGAGTCCCTTCCGGGATTTCAATAGGTGACGTCTTAATCACAGCAGATAAAGTTCTTAAAAAGGTTGCAACCAGTGGATCCAATGTTTTCGGTTGGGAAGTATTGACTGACTTCAATGCACTAGTTCAATCGGCATTAGGCACAAATATTTCTCCTTACGTTAGGCTCGGAGCATCTTCGAGAATTGTAAAACCTCGAGTAACTGCTGGTTTAGATCTAACAAACAGCGTAACAACGTCTGATCCTAACTATGCAATTGCCGGACTAGGCACAAACTATCAAACAGTCCTTTACAATTTTAATGAGTTAAAAACAAAATCACTATCGCTGGTCGGATCGAGCATAACTGCTTTATCAAATAGTTCAACCGAACTATCATTCAATGCCTCAAGCTCAGCGGTTGTGAGTTTGACAAACAATCAAATAACCATATCAGCCGGCCACGGTCTAACTACCGGCCAGTTCGTAACATATTCAAATGAGGGAGGTACCTCAATTGGAGGTTTAACGAACAACGGCGGATACTACGTGTATGCTTCCAGTTTAACAGTATTTTCTCTTTGTGAGACCCCTGCTCATGCATTGGCTGGGACCCCAGTAATTGATTTAACAAGCTTAGGCGTCCTGAATTCAGGGTCTCCTCATAAATTCATAACTTATCCAGCTTCAATAGAAAGTATCTTTCCTCAAACTTCAAATTTATCAGTTTACGCGTTCTTCAATAGTACCGCATCAGTTGCAAAGGAATTTGAAACAGACCCAAGCGCAAAAGGTTACAGAGGCCAATTTGAATTGGGTTCGTTGGACACCTTACCGACAGCGTACAATGGAGTTACTTCTCAAAATTTCTTAATTAGTCCAAGCTTTGAAAACCTAAGAATTAGAAAATATAGATTAGGCGGTTTCTCACTAAGTGGAGGAACTACTGCAAATCCTGGAGATTACATGCTTCGTGCAGAATATGATATTTCGTCAAGCGGTAGCGAAGTAGTTGAGTCATTCTCACCTAGAAGAAATAGCGAACACCTATGGAAGATTAACAAAGCTGGAACATCTCAATCAGTTGGAAGAACAATTGAGATGAGATTAACTAATGAACACATACTTGCAAACACTGAGTCTGCTGCTGTTGCGGCAGGAGTTAGCGTTGATGGTCTATTCTTTAAGAGAAACGCAAGTTTCGGAGGAGGTCTATCCGCTACTTACTTTGGAATAGGCTTTAATCCAGCAAATAATAACTCAGTTGAGTTCGATGCTCCTAGCGGAATGACCTTTAATTTCAATAGGGATATTGTAATAGGTAACTCAACCCTAAAATCAAACGGAATCGATTATGCTGGAGGAGCCGGAACTACCTGGACAATAGCATCAGTTAACGGTAATCTTAGACTACAAACGACAAATTCAAATGCAACAATTTCTCTAAATAATGCAGTTGTTGTAAAAGCTGACCGTCTTGCGCAGGGACTACCTTTCCCAGTAACTCAAGTTCCATCAAGCGATGCGAACACGCTTGATGATTACGAAGAAGGAACTTGGAGCCCACAACTTTATGGAGGAAATTTTAGTGAACTTGGTACAACTTACTCATTTGATGCAATTTGCACATCAACCTCAGGTCGTAATGCAGGATATAGCCAACCAGCCGGTGCTTGGCTCGGAGACGGAACCTACTATGAAGCTATGGGCATCTACGGAGGACCTATGAGCAATTTAATATTTAGGACCATTCCAATCACAATCGAGTACTCTAGGTACGTCAAGATCGGAAAAAAGGTTACGTGTTGGATCAACTTTACGATTAGCCCAGAATTCAACTGGATCCTAGGAACTTACTCAGGGCCGTGGAACGATGTGAGCACCACAGTGGCATACACGGCGACGGCCGGGTCAGCAGCAGGCCGTTTTGATGCCCTATACGGCGTGAATGCTTCATGGTGGGGTAGTCCAGCAATCGGTCTAAGTTTACCATTCCCACCAGCAAACGCGCCAACGAACCAAAGCGTAACCTATGTCTCAGTCGATAACTCGCCAGATGTATTTTCACAAACCGTTCAGGCTGGGACTTTTTACTATCACATAGACGATAACCCATACAATACAGATGGCTATACCCCGCAATCTCATCCGATCGTATTGGACCCGGCAATGTACCAAACGCCGATTCAAATTTCGGGCGGTACCAGAACCGGCGGCACAATCAACATGAACGGTATGCCTGGATACACTAGTACAATTGCGCCAATCACACCAACCGCAAAGTGCGAGATTCGAACAGGCCTAGTAGTAACCCATCAACAAACGGTAACTATCGGCTCTGGACCTTTTGCGATTACTGAGATAGCTACTTACGGTACGCCAGCTGCACTATTCTTTGCACAGAGAGATTGGATTGATAATTCCAGTGAGGTTGCTAGTAATACTCGTTCCGCCGGTACAAGTAGACTAAGCCCAGTCACCGCACTTGACTGCCTGTATTGGAGTCAAGTACCTACTGACATCGGTTCTTATCCAAACGGAATCGAATTCGCAAATGTGATCCGATTCCAGTGTCAATTTGAATACGAGACTATCGCTTAAGCCTTTAATTTAAAAGGAATCGCCTTCTTTTTTTCAAGCATTCTGCTGTAATCTAGCAGAACATTAGGATCAAATCCATGAACCGGCTTCATGATTCGATTTACTAGAATGATGTCCTTTGCCAGACAAATGCCGTCAGCTAGAACGACATGATCCGTTCCTGAAACAACAATCACATTTTGATCGGGATTAAAATCTGTCAAGTTAGGCTTTTCTTCAAGCAGTCGATCTTTGAACTCGGAATTTTTTAGGCCCGGTAAATCCAACACGGCCTTTCGAGTGATTGAGTAACCTAGGCTACGTTTACTCTTTAGGTTCAATCTATAAACTTCGTATCTGTCTAATTTAGTTGATTTACTAACAATATAGATCACATCTTGCTTATGTATTTGATTATTGTTTAAATGAAAGTGAATGTGTTCTAATACTGGAATCTGTTTCTTTAGATAAGATGCCATTACTTCAGACAGAATGGATGAGCATGCCTTGATAATATTCTTCCCATTAGAGTCATCAGGCTGGGCCAATTGAGTTACTATTTCCATCAACTTTTCATGTGACCTGACCACATTCAAATGTGAATCGTAGACCTTTTTGTCAGCTATTACTGTGTTTAAATTTAGGTAATGAAAGACTATTTCATAAAAGTTAGAAAAGTCACTATCTAAGTTAGAGAGATACTTCTGCTTCGCGTCCAAGAGGATGTACGTGTAATACTCTAGGTCAACAAAATTCGCTTGACAGAGCCACATTGGGTCTAGCACAAGCTTGGGGTTTAAAGGCTTCATTGGTACCCCGATTTTTCTTATTATTTATTTCACGGCTAAAACTTGAATCCGCTGCGATAAATAACAAAAAGGATTTTTTAATGCAAGTAGTCACCTATAAGGTAATTCCGGAGCCTCCGAAAAACACCATCACTTTCAGTAAGAATTACAGAATTTTTTCTACTGGAGAACCTGTGCCCGGTGCTCTGAACATTGTGGGTTTCGATGAGGACCTTGACCTAGGTAGCGCTAACTCAGCAAACATCATTCGTAAGATGAGATATTCTTCGGATCGCGGAAATTGGTCACTATGGTATCCATTCTCACCGGCTGATCTGAGCGAACTCTCGATTCTAGACTTTGGAGACGCGCCGGTGTTTCTGGAAGTGAAGTATGAATACGATGACACCACTTACAATCAAATCACAACACCATTAACTGTAAATTCAGTTAAATTTAGATTAAACAGCACTTACGTTGCAGAATCACTATTCACGCCGACTGTTTATTGTTCAACCGAAAGATGCCCAGCAATTATTGCCGAGAGAGAAGCAAGCTTTAAGCCCTATGAAGTGGGTACAGCAATCGGTATTGCAAAGGAGCTTAGCCTGCAGACTAATAAACTATTCGGTCATGAAGTTGTGTACTTTAAAACTGAACCGGATAGGGACGGCGGAGATTTCATATTTAAGGAATGGACACTTTTCAAAACAACTGATCGCAAATGCGTTAAGGTAGTTGTGCCAAACAACACGTTTCCAGATAATAAGCCTAACTTCACTGAATTCGGAGTAGATTTTGAAATTCCTTTTGAGATTCATATTGACCACATATACTTCCAGTCAATATTCGGACCTGATACTCAACCTCGTAAAAGAGATTACATGTACTTTCCGTTGACTAATAGAATGTATGAAATTCAAGGCTCTTATCTGTTTAGAGGATTCATGATGGAGCCTCTGTATTGGAAGATACAATTAACTAAATTTAGTCCAAACATTGACATGTTAATGAAGGCGGACGATCGTCGATTCCTAGACAACATCATCATGTCAAGCGATGAGCTATTCGGTAAACCTGCTGAGACTCAAAAGAAGGATGCTCTTGATAAGAAGCAGTACAAGACAATATCTCATAAATTCGATGAGACTCGTAGATCAATTCACCCTGATCTAAGTAATAAGATTTTGGATTACACGTTCAACTATGCGCCGCTAATCGAGTATTACTATGATATGAGCGGTGTTAAGCCGGCAATCGTTAACTACTCAGTAGTATCAGACGGAACTTCCGCCGATCAAGAACTTACACCTAATCAACCGTACACGATTTATGCATATCAAGATAGCGAAATTTATAAGGCATGGACCGCTCGAAAATTGAATACTGGAGACTCAACTATAAGTAGTTCAGGTAAGCTTCTACCTGTCAAAATGAACGGCCCCAAGGACTCATACAATCCGGCCACCGGAAAATACGTCGCAGTTGAAGGCTACAAGAACTTAGGATTCAGCTCAACCGATCGTAGGGATATTACTGAATTTTCAAGCGGAGTCTTTCAATTCAAGCAATCCGAAAATGCAGTTGTGTATAAATCAGTTGCATCAACCGTAATTACTCCGAACATGACATTTAGTGCCCTAGTCAAATTTAATAAAGGTACCCAATCTATAAAATTAATCGATGGATTCGATAATTTTCAAGAAAAGGGCATGACGATCACCTGTAATCTAGCGGACATTGACGGCCTAACCGCAACAACGACAGTTTACGTTAATATCAATGGAACAAATCATACTTTCTCAGTAGGAACTCTAAACTACGACAAGTGGTATTCAGTAATAATTCCAGTATCTGCACAGTACGGCCAATTAGAAGTCAACTTCTACTCTTTCGGACAGGATCCAGCTAATGTGAAGAACTTCAACCGTCTGATTAGCGTTTACTCTAACTCAACTAAGACTGGCCAATTTTCCTTTGAAACGACTGAGAATTGGACCCTACCTAGTGCCAACTATTCAATTGCAAATATAAGATTATTCAACACAATGGTTCAAGAAGAGGATCACGAATTCATAGTGAGCCAACTCTTTATTAGAGATGAATCTTTACTTGAAATAATTGATAATGCTAGACCGCGATTGAATGTACCATTCATCTCAATAAACAAATAATATTATGTACAAAGACTTAAATAAATCAAACATCTTCGACAACGTCAATTTAGGATTTGAGTTTGAATTCTTTTCACCGATTCCAAGAGAGGAACTTGCTGAAAAATTAAAAACTGTTCTAAACAAGGAAGTTGCATGGACCGACGAGTATCGCTCGGATTTACCCGTAACTAGAGATCAATTCAAACTTGAAGCGGACTTTTCAGGCGGATTCAAAATGAACGAGCTTGTGACAGGTGTAATGCCTTACTCTGAAGCAATCCACATCATGTACAAGGTGATGAATTTCATTGATGAGAATGGATTCACTACCGATCGTACGGGCCTTCATATTAACTTGTCATTCAATGAATTCGATATGGGCCTAACTGAGAGACTTGAGAATCTAAACGTATTCAAGTGCATTCTTTCCCTTAATGAGGAAAGGATATTTGAGATGTGGCCGTCAGCCAAGTCTAGAATCCAGAGAATTTATAAAAATCCAGTCACCAACATTTATCCAAAGGATAAGTTTATTGCTGAGAATGCACTACACTATTCAAAACCCGGAAATCCAATGGACTTCGCGTTTCCTCAATCCAAGTACTTTGGCCTAAATTTCGAAAAACTAAGAGAAGGTTACCTTGAAATTAGATATGCCGGCGGCCCAGAATATCAGACTCGTAGAGCGGATGCGACTAATCTAATTAACTACATGTCTGAGAAATTGTATGAGACTCTAAAATCAAATACGGTATACTCAATTGAAGAACAAAAAAAGATCAATGACGTTATTAAGTTACAGAGAACTAACACGCTGGCCTTGAAAACGTATGAGAATTTCGTAAAAAATTTCCCTGACATTGAGCTCTATATTGACTTAAAGAATGATCCTCGAATAGTTGAATCCAATTACAGTAATTTAAGAGAAAGTCTATTTGACTTGATAACATTTGGCAAAATGAAAAAGGGCCAATTGAATTATGATACTCAAACAAAGAGAGTGCAGGTCAAGGATTCAATAATCAAGGAGGGATTTGCTCTACATGATTTGGATTTCATAAATTGCTCAATTGAAGCAGAGCTGTCTCATTGTCTACTTCACAGCTGCAAGGTTAGATCTTCCAGAATAGCGGAGTGTAGAATCTTAACCGACAATGATATTCGATATTCTCATCTAGACGATTGTCTATTTGAAAGAGGTGGATTCAATCGAATCGATCTAAGTTACATTAATAGTTCTCCGGATAGTATCATTTATGCAAACCTAAATGAATGCATAGTGAGATCTGGGGTAATTGCCCTAGACTCCGAAGTTGATAATAAAACCGAGATTATTGCCGGCAATGCTAAGGGCAGTAAGAGACTCCTAAAATAATGATGGGGTACTCAAAGTTGATAAATAACTAAAAGCCCAAACACAGTAAACCGACATGTCAGTACAAGTAAAGATTTCAAGTATAAAATCCATCAACGGGACGAGCTTAAGCTCAGTAAT